TCTGCGACTCCTAACGACTTAAGATAATCTGATATTGCGTCATCTATGACGGCCATGATTAACTTTGTAGTCTATTTAATAAACGATTTTGGGGTTGGTCGGATACTTCTTGCTGCTGTTGTTGTCGCTCTTCAAACTCATCTAACGTAGCTTGATCATAATCTGGATTATTATATATAAACCAATCTTTGGGCGTTGCAAGTCCTCGATTAAAACGCCATTCCCATACTGCAATTTCTGATTCTGGGGTTAAGACGGTGTTTGGTTCTAAGAAATCAACGGAATACTCTTCTCCGGGATCTACATTCGCTTCTACTTGCATAATTCTTCGATCTATCTCATAACGGCGATGCTCCCATGGCCTCCATGTATCTTCAGTCTGTGCAGCACGTTCGTCATAATTTTCCATTTCAATGAGCTGTAGACTAGACGCAGATGGTGCATTGCCTGAGTCATTCCGGGCATATTTTGCACGGATATGGTTATTGTTTAAGCATGACTCCACTAAAAATCTTGTCGATTCGATAATGTCTGTGAGCGAACCGCCGGGCGTTTCTATGTTTAGAGCGGAATCCTGTGGGAGGTACAAAATTTTATCTGTGCCTAGTTGTATTCTGGATGCGTCATCCACGTTAGAAACCCACTTAATTCCCAATGCCCCGAAGCGTATTCCAAGACTTAATTCAATTTGTGCCACATTGACCGCTAGATCTACAGAAACAACGTCGGCAGCTCCACTACCCGCCCAGAAATCACGGATAGGTGGGTATCGATGGGCAAAGGTAATCGGGATAATACCGTAGGGATTGCGATCTTCTTCATTCACAGAGATCTTGCGTCCCTGTTCATCTACTAAATAGTGTTTTCCGGGGACTCCGGGACGATCTTCCGTCCAGACTGCATGTACGGGTGCTTCGACTCTAGAATCGCCTTGATATTCTACGGGATAGGTTATACCTACTGGGGTATCTCTATTGTCACCGGCGATAAATAATGGCGTGAAATGGCTTAAGCACTGGTATTTAATTTGACCTACAGATTCGTCCCAATACGAACGAAAGGCCATCGTCCCTAATAAAAAAGTAAGGCGTTCTAATAAACGTCTTTGCGAATGTAAACTAAACTTATCAATGTACTGATCATATACATCACTGCTGCGATGGCGTGGAGATCTCTTATAAGTCATTCCACGTAGAGAGCATACCCGTTTGGTTAGGTTTTGAAATAACATAGGAACCTGACGCAGTGTCTCGCTGCCAAAGTATTCTCCTACGTAATCATCTATATTGATGCCCTCATACCAGTCAAGCATATAGTCACGCTCTTTAGTTCGTGCGTCTTCAATATAGCTTAACTGATCTTTTAACGCTTCTTGTAAAGCGCCTTCTGATAAATCTTCTAATATTACCAATCTATTACACCCGCTGTTCTACTTTGTATAGGAAAAAGATTACAAATGGCAAATCGGAGTGCATCTGCAATGTGATCATTTCGTCCATCTTTTAATGGAACCTCTTTTAAAGTCTGGTCTTCCCGGTGTGCTGGGTAGCGATAATTTTCATACGATTGGATGGATTTCTTGCAGCGCTTTGCTACAAAGAAATGTGGTTCTCCGTTTCCATCCTCAAACCATCTACGAACATGACTTACACTGTTGACTACGTTACGTGTGGTTTTATCTCTTTTGAATCGGACGTGAATGCCGAATTGTTGCTTAAATAACGCAAAATCCGAAATACCCGTATGCAAGTTTGTACCCGCTCCAGCTGGATCTCCGAAATAGGCCGTTACTGGGTACGGCAACTGGTGAATTATCTTAGCTAAGTCTTCGGTTTTTGTGTTCTCTAGGTAGACTTCATCTATTTGGTATATATCTGATAACCCGTCGGGGTAGTTTTTGCATTGGAGTACCACGGCACAACTTGCGCGGAAGCCGAAATCGATGCCGATGTAAGTGGGTAGAGTTGGATCGTACTTAAGGTATTCTTTGACTTGTCGGAAGCGGTCAAATGGGTATACCTTTCCAGCGAAACTTGTAAACTCTGCACCCAATTCTTGTAAGAATGTTTCATGCGTCATTGTCCTCTTTAATTGTTCTACGTCATCTTTAAAAAATGGAGATTCCCAGCTTGGAACTTGCCAACTTTCCCATTCTTCAAACTTTGGGTCTTGTCCGTAGCGGTATAGTTGCTCAAAGTAATTAAATCCTCTGGGAGTGCTGCAAAATAATGCCCAACCGTTTCTATCCGCTAATGTGGGACGTAAAAACATTTCATATGTCTGACGGCTGATTAATGCCATCTCATCTATAACTAAGTAATCGATATTTTATAAGTGACCCAAAGGGTCAAATACCCTCGCCAATCAACGAATCTGGAGAATCAGCAGAGCGAACTGCTAACTCCGATCCAAGACCAGCGAGTCTCATAAAGTATAAATCACCAGAAATCTCTTTCTTACTTTCCAGTGGCAGCCGAAGTTGAGTCACAATAATACGCTTGACCTCTCTGGCTATTTTTTGAGCTAAGTTATAATTAGGTGCGACAATCCAGCCGCGTGTTTTTGGGGTGAGTAGCCATGGGATAATTTCATGTGCAGCCATCCAAGACTTGCCGCTTCTGCGACCCATGTTTAGTACTCTGAATCGTGCTTTGGAGTTATGACACGCCAGCTGTTGTGGAGTCGGCTGATAGCCCAAATGATTCCATAACTTCTGACGATTTATGATCTGCTTGATCAATGGGATTCTCCTCGAAGCCGCATTCTTTTAATACGGTTTCTAAGTTACCAGTTAGGTCGATCGCAGTCTTGTCGCTCATGCCAAGAAAATTCTTAGCTAGAAATATACTAGTTGCTGTGTTTTGGTCTTCTAGGCTCATCTTAATTAAGTTTTTGCGTAGAGAAAGTTTTAAGTCTTCCTGACCACCCTCAAATTCAGCTTTGAAGCGTTTACGTATGACGCTTTCGTTGCATTGGTAGTATTTACCGATGTCCATGTAGGTGCAGCCGAAACTAGCGAGCATGCGAACCTTGTCTGGATCTATGTCTATTTTTTTACCCATCACTATCTACCTCATTAGGTGACATGAATGAAGCGGTGCATTTTGCAAGGCATCTTCTCCAATAGGTTTTAGCGCTAGATACACTTATGCCTAATGCTTCTGCGATAACCGGGAATGTGTGTTGTAGTGTTCTCATTTCAAATACCGATAGTTCTCTCATGCTTAGTTTGTCATAAATCTCATGCGCATTGGTTTGTAACCAGCGTTGATCTGGTGGAATGAGGCCACTTCGGAAGATTGCAAGTTTTTTCATGTACTCTTCGCTTTGGTTGATTGCGTCTTCCAGTAAAGCAGCATCCGCATCGGACAAATTGTGCCATTCTTTACTCATATCAGTCATAAATAATACAACTGTTGTAGTGTTGACAAAAAGGGCTAAAAAAATTCACAGGGACACTACCAAGACATGGATATTCGTCCCTTGTCATGCCCATATTGTTACAGTAACATATTGAGACACGGATAAATTATCCGTGTGTTCACCGTCGACAAATTGACAGACCGTTGCAAACTGTTGCATACTTGGCAAGATCCGGAGCAATTGAAGCATGATTGACCGCCTGTTATCTTTTGTTTCGTTCGCACTGGGTAAAGTTTTCTATTAACTGTTGACAAAGCCAGACAGTTACAATACATTAACAATACATTTAATTAAATAACGGCCGCAGCAGCGGCAAGGGTTAGAACATGAATAAAGTTATAAAAATAGATCCGCCACAGTGGCGCACTGTACTACGCTGGATAACTTGGATATTCGACACGCACGCAAAAGTAAGCTGGAACAGAAAGAATATCAACGGGACTGTACCCGCTAAGAATGTATTAAAACTATTACAAGGTATGGCACGCGCTGCGGATCTAGCCGCGCAGCTACAAAAAGAAAATAAGCAATTAAAAAAGCAATTAAGGAGCTATAAATGAGATATATCAGTAATTGCTGTTGGTTATCAATTCGCGGGAGCGCTTACAATGTTAAAACGTGGGATAATGATTTAAACGGCTGGCGAATTATCAAACGTATTGACGGCGCGCACGGTCACAATATCTCAATAAAAAAAGCGCTCAAATTCGCTAAAAACTATAAAGGACAAATAATAGCATGAAAGCACAGAAGACCATGAATGAAGTTCAAAAAGAAATTTTACGTCTACGTTCAGTAATTAGAGATATGGCACGCGCTGCGGACGAAGCCGCAAAGCTGGAGCATGAAATCAAAGAGCTAAAAAAAACTATCAACTTAGTAAAAGAGCGCTTGATAACTATTGATAATTACAGAATAACAAAGCACCAGCAAAGCCATATGATTAAAAATACAATTAAAATAATAAACGAGGTATAAAAGACCATGAAAGCCACATTAAAACACCGCATAAAACTAGTGGATAAGCGCGCCGCTTTACGAATGAATAAAGCGAAAACAAAAAGCTTAAAAGCTATTTTGAACGCCAAACTAGTATATAATGAAGACTTAAAACGGATCTTAAACGAATATAACCAGCTATTAAAACCAGCTAAAAACGAGGAGCAATAAAAGACCATGTATACAAATTACTATAAGGAAACGTATTACAATGATATTTGCGTAACATACTACAGAAACGGCTTTAAAAGCTTAACAAGGTTTAAAAACGGTTATTTAGTGCAGCGCAGATATTCCGGGTACACTACAAAAGAATGTTTAAAAATGTTTAATCAATACTATAAAAACGAGGTATAAAAGACCATGAAAGCACAGAAGACAACACCACAAAAAGAAAGTATAAGCCGCGTATTCTTAACGGCGCAGCTTACTAGATCCAGCCGCGACAACTTCGCACCGGCTGCAATCATAGATGTATTAAAAGAGATTATAACCCGCGCCAAGTGGCTAAACAAACCAAGCTGGGAACGGTACGCGCTGAAGCTTTTTAACTGGCTGCATGAGCCTATTAAAACGGCTATAATTACACCGTTTACCATGTTCACGGCCGGCAATGCTAAGCTCCCTTTTTTAAGCTGGTCAACATTGCCGGGTTTCAATTGTCCCGGTGCGCTTGATTGTTGGGCGCTTGCTAAAGGTTGGTGCTATAGTTTAAAAGCTTGGCGATATGCGCCGCCGTTTATGCGTCAATTGCAAAATACGATTATAGAGCGGCAACCGGCGTACCGTGCATTAATTAAGCTAGAATTAAAACGGCTTTTAAATAAGCCAAAATACAGCGGCGCGGCTGTGCCGTTTCGTTTATATGTAGACGGAGATTTCCAGAACGTGCAGCAGCTTCAATTCTGGATGGATACTTTAAAAGAGTTTCCACGGCTTAAGGCTTACGGTTATTCTAAAAGCTTACATCTATTTAAGCAGCTAGACGAAACCGGTTACAACTGGCCCGCAAACTATGCGCTAAATTTATCGAGCGGCGGAAAATACCAAACCGGAACCGTTGCGGAATACGTGCAAAAAATGAACATCACCCGCGGCGCGTTTATAGCTGTTAAAACTTCAAAAAGTACGCTTAAAGCTTGGAAAGCTCAAAAGCTAACCAAAGACCAAGCGGCAGAGATCCGCGCGAACTTTAGCGGCTCCGCGTTTATCTGTCCCGGAAAGTGCGGAACGTGTACCACCGTAAAAGAAAACCCGCACGCATGCGGTAATAAAGACGTTTTTAAAAATAAAGATATATTGATCCCGGTGCATTAATGCGCTGGCTTTGGGATCTATGCATAATAGTCTATTTAATACTCATTAACTGGTACGCCGTGAAACGGTGGCCACCGGAAGACGATTAAAACAAGCACGGAAAGAAGCCCGCTTTTATAGCGGGTTTTTTTTTGTCTACACTACACCAGCCGCGGCAATAGATCCGGCCGCATTCGATAAATTAAGCATATATAAATATATAGATCTATCTATGCGTATATATAAAAAGCCGTTTACGGTTGTTTCTTGGATTTGCTGCGCTAGTTTACCGCTTGCAAGCTTTCGCGCTGTTATGGCGTTTTTTTGAAGCTGCTGCGCTGCTTGTTTTAAGCTGTTGCGCTGCTTGTTTTGCATGGTCTTTTATGCATGAATTTAGGCCGGTTTTTTAGGGCCTATTTTTTTGTATTATCGTAAATTATGCCAATTTGCGGGATGTAACATTTTGTGAATTTTAACGTAAAAATTTTAGATTTTTTTTAGATTTTTTTGTTTTTTTTCGTTTTTTTTCGATATTCCGAGTCACTTTTAATATTTTCGTTACCTACTTTTAATATTTTTGCATAGTAGTTTTATATTTTTGGCTTTCCGAATTTGCGAATCATGCGGTTGCGCCAAGCAAGTCGGTCTCGATTTTTTATTTTCAAAAAACAATGTTGATGATGTTTGATGTCTGTATCGTGATACCAGCCAATCACGTAGCTGCAATGGATGACATTTTCTTTTTCTTTTGCAAATTGACAATCTTTATTTGCGTTATGGCTTAAAGGGCATTTAGTGTAAAAAATAACCGCACGCCCTCTAAGTGTAAAAAATGTAAAAAATGTAAAAAAGATTCTCTTGAGAGAGACTGCGAATTAGCATAGTAGTGTAAAATGGTTTTTTACTTTTTTTACTTTTTTTACATTGCCAGTGTGCGCGGACATCTTATAAAAAAGCTTCCAGCTCATTTGGCGTTTTAATCCAATGTCCCTTTTCTACCTTAGATATGTAACCCATAGATTCAAACTTGTCTAACCATTTATACACGCTTCGTGTGCTCGTAATCTTTAATACTTCTTCCAATGCATCTGCAAATTGTCTATAATCAAAGTTAGCTCCGTTTGATTCGAGTGCTTTGAGTACGCGTTCTTCCGTGTTCTCTTCTGGATCTGTATACCAGTAGATTTCATTCTTCGGTAGTGGCTTCTTGTATTCAAAGAATAAGCGGTTATCTTCTGTCTGTAAGAATATGCCTAGTGGCACTTCGTGGAATTGATTCTCCGTACGGATCTTCGTGATCTTGAATACCTTTAGCTGGCTATGTCTTCCTGTATTGGCTACCTGAATCAGATTGTCTAAGAAGTTAACGAAGTAAGATCCGCCATAGACCATCGAATGTTCCAATGGCCGTTTCTCCTCTAGTTTCTTATGATGACTCACCATCATAAAGGCACATCGATATTCTTTCCGTAGCGTATCAATACGACTCATCAACTGGGTCAACTCATCGTTCTTACTAATATTCGCACCGCCAGAGGAATACAAGTTATCTATAACCACCACGTCATAAGGCGGATCCGCTGCCATGAGGTTACCCTCGATCGCATCATACTGATCCGTAAAGATCTTGATACCGTCCACGGATGTGATCCGTAAGTTATCTTTATACTTATCATGCAAGGATGGATACTGGCCCAACATCGCTTCTCTACATTTCTCAATACGATTTGCAATATGAGCATCCATCATTTCAAACTGTACCAACAACACACGTTTTGGCCTTGGCACATTAAACGTAAGAAATGGTACACCCATCGCCACGCACATACTGAATTGCATAGCTAAAATAGACTTACCTACATTGGATTGACCCGATATACTACTCGTACCATGCTCCAATAATATTTCATCGCAGATCTGTACTACTTCACTTTGCAGCTTATCTACAAACGAATCTGGATCGTATTCTTTTAGGCCCCCAAAATGAGTAGACTTCGTCCCATACAATTCTAATTGATCAAACATACTGTATAGATCATTCGCAGTATTTCCATCAGCAAAGTAGTCGGTTATGTCATATTTATTTGGCTTGCCAGACCATTTTAATATTTTCAACTTCCGCTTTTTATTTTGCTTAAATAGAATCTTTGCAATTTTTACTGCACCAGTTTGACCCACATCATCATTGTCGTAACAAATAACTATATTTGTAAACTTCTTTAATATTGTGATGTCTTTGGGGAGTGCGCCAGCCCCCGAGGTAAAGGTTATTGCCGGCGCACCATGGGTATTAGCTGTGATTGCATCTTTTTCACCCTCACAGATAATAAGAGTACTTGTTTCTTTTACTTCAGATAGCACGCTAAACGGATAGATAGAGCATTCTGCATTACCGAACTGCTTACCTTTATGCAATTTAACGTGATCCTCTTTTACCTTAAAGACTAACTGAACAGATTCTTTATTGTTTTTAGCACCAATGCCGTATTTGTCATCCATGGCTTTCTCAGTCCACGGAAGCTCTAATTCTTCAACTACAAGATCAAAATGTTCTATAAAAGCATCGCGTGCTTCTTCGTATTTAGACTCTTTAAGAATCTTACTAGGCTTTACATGCTTTGTGTTTTTGAGTTGTACAGGCTCTATGTCTTTGATTGGTTTATTGTCATCGTTCCACCATCGCTTTTTACACCGAAAACAAAACGCATGGTCTGGATAGATTTGTACATTGAAATGTGTACTTTCCTTGCATTCTGTCTCTGGACATTTAGCTCTGCGACCGCCATTACTTAGCTGGTCAAATATTTGTTTCACACTGACTTTTTTAAATTGTGTGCAACAAGTAATGCGTCAAAGATTTTAATACCAGCTTCAATTTTATCTCTTGGAACTTTATGCTGATGAAATCCAACCTCTTCTTTATCAAAACGAAGCACCATTCCATAAGCAAACTTTGCTTTAGGCTGCAAGCGTTCATATACATCAATATACTTTGCAACTTGGATTTTATGCTCCTTGTATAAATACTTACTACTCTTCCAATCAATCAATACTAAATCATCGCCCATTTTCCCAATACAATCAATCGTTCCAGCAATACGCTGCTCATTATCAACAACGACAACTTCACTCGCTAATGCTTTAAAATCGACTGCTTTAACCCATTTAGTATACCCAGCAAAACAAATCAATGCTTGTTCAGTCTGGTTGCGTGTAAAATCGCGTGTGTCTACATCAAATCCACGCTGATGGCCCTCAATCATTAAGTGAAGCAATGTACCAATAGATCCCGCCTCTTTTAATACTGCATCTGCATCCTTACCTATCATAGTTTGACGCTTTGCCCATGTAATTAATGCCTGTTTATTCCAGCCTAAATTCTGGCCTATGATTGTGGTGATGCTTGGTGCTTTTGTCTCATCATCTAAAATGTACTTATTACCATGCAAATCAAGTTGCCCCATATTACTCCCCTTTGTCCGTATCGAACTGTTGTTTTAAATCACTGCGTTCCCATGCATTCCATGCTAGTGTAATTAGCATAATGCATATAAATAGACTTATAGCCGTTAAAAAAAAGGATATAGATAACAATAGCGCCTCAACGCACCATTCCGCTACATTAAAAATCATCATTTTGTTTGCCCCTCTTTACATCGTGGACATGTCTTGAAGCCTTTACCTATTCTTGGTATTACTCCTACTGGATAAATCGTATATGTAGTGCTATGAATCCGTTTATTTAGTTTTTCCCAAACTTTATCACATTTCTTGCAGATCTTAATATGCTTATCTACAATAAATTTTCTACCGCGTGTTTCTATTGATTCTATTGGTTTGATGTGCTTAAACAGCATTTTTTTACCTTTTTCCCCGACCCGCAAATACACTTTTTATTACGTCCCACCAACTTTTCCGCTTGGTTTTCTGTGGTGTAGAACGGATCTTTTTTGTATGTGTTAATAAAGCCACCGTATCCTCCGGCTGCCTTGATAAGTTTTGTTTTAAACGAAATCTTCGTCTTATTTTTACTTTGGCCAAAATATAGTTTATCCACAGTCCGCTTTGACTTGACCAGTAATATCTTTTTCTGTGCCGTACTTGGTATACTTCGCAGCAAAGAAGACGCTGCCATTTTTACGTATCTTTATACGATCTTTCATATCCTCAATAAACTCTTTATAATCATCGCCTAAAATGATGTCATCTG